AAGTAATAATGAAAGATGATATTACTGTTACTATAATTGATAATAATCCAATTGCTAATTTAGGTTTAATAAAAAGAGATTCATTTGAAATATTTGGTTATAGTCCTTCTGGTTCTTCTAATTGGCTATCTGCTGTTTGAAAAAATTGGGGTTTGATTAAACATACTTTAGGGTCTAATGAAATTAAATTTGGATATGAATTACAAATATTAGATTCTTCTTGATAATCAAAATCTAATTGTACTTCTGGGTTTGATTTCATTATTAAAGGAGCAATTTTTGTTTGAACTGCTTCCATTAATTTTCCTAAAGTCATATAATAATTAAAATTAGGTAAATCAATTGAAGGATAATTATCTGAATTTCTAGCCCATGATAAACCATCATAGTGTTCTCTAGAATGTTCCCATGAAAAATAAGGACCTTTTACACTTGCATTTACACCTTCACTGCTTCTATCTGCCCATTTAATATCTCTTACTTTTTGATACATAAAATAAGAAATTTGGGAATCTCCAGCTGTACCTACAATAGCAGAATCTTCAATTTCACCAAGCCCTTTTGCACCTATACCAAAAAATCCTGATTGGCTATCTATATCATCTTCTTTTTGTTGGGCGGATAAAGCTAATACCTTATTTCTTGCACTAATAGATTCAATAACATCTCCTAAAGTTATTAAATCAATAGAAATATCATAAGTTCCATCAGGATTAAAACTCCAATCAAAATTTGTTACTTTTCCAAAAAAACCATCATAATTATAGGAACACTTTCTTCTTTTGTCATTAATCTTTTGTAGCATTGATTTTTGGGTTTCTTTTGCTGTCTTAAAAAATGCATCTTCTATTACTGTAGTACCTACTTTTTGTATATTACCTTCTCCATCTAAGTATTTATCAAACCCCCATTCTAACATCATTGTATAACCTAATCTTAGATATAATAACTCTATTAATTCAAATTGAAATTTATTATAAGCTTTTAAAGAAACTTTAGCTTTACGAATAGAACCCCTATTTATACATTCAACACTAGCCTCAATTAATCCAGGTGCTGGTGAAAGACCAAAATCTGAACCACCTAAACCATAAGAATTGTTTGAATTCCAAAGACTATTATTTTTAGTAACACCAGATCTTTGATTATATTTTAAAAATTTACCTCCTTCATCAAATACTGCTTCTGATAAAGTATTAAATAAAATACATTTTTCTGCTAATTGGTTACCTACAAAATTTTCAGTATCTTGAAGACCTATATTTTTTAATCTTTGTATTCCATCTGGTATTCCATCTTTATCAGCATCAATTGCTCCTGCTTCAAAAACTTTAGTTCCCTCAGCGGCATTAGTTCCAGCGGCTTGTGCTTGAAAATCTGCTTTAGTATTTTCACCAAGTATATAAACAGAAGATGCTAGCTTTAACCAAGCATTTCTATTATTTAAAAATTGAATTTGTTGTGGGGTCCTTTTATTAAGGTATCCACTTCCATGTGTTTTTTGTCTATTTTGGATTTCTAAATAAACACCCTCTTCAAATTGTTCCCCAATTATATTTCCAGTCATAACTTTTATATTTCATTTAATTCATTATAACTAGATATGATAGATCCTACTTGAGATGGTATTCTTAATTGAATACCAGGGGTAATAAAATAAGAACCTTGGTTTAATGAATTATTAGCAATTGATATAATCCACCATAAAGATGAATCACCATAATATTGTTGAGCTAGTTGATCAAATCTATCTCCTATTTCAGCATAAACATAAGTATCTTCATAATTTAAAGGAACATTAGGATATTTAGTTGTACCATAATATCTTTTGCCTTTTAAAGTTTTATATTCATTACTTTTTTTAAATACGGGAATATTAGTATATCTAGCCATTATGTAGTATCTTGTGGTTTTTGAGGAACATAATTGTTTTTATCGTAATTATTATTACGTCCATTATTTAATGATATATATCTTTCTTTTCCATAATTTGAAATAAAGTTTCCATCAGCACCTAAATAATCTGTTTGTTTAAAAGAATTTTGTTGTATTCTAGGTACAAAATCATGTATTGGTACAAAGTTAAACCCAGACACTTTTATAATCATAGGTAATTCTTTAACTGTTGGGTCTGAACCTCCCTCATCATTGATACTAATATCCCAAGGTGAATCATCAGGCACATCTAAAGACATACCAGTTATTAATCCAGGTTGTTCATAAAACCAACCACCCATTGTTAATGTAATAAGATTTCCTTGCATATACCCGGCATCTGAATAATCTGGTGCTAAAGATGAAGCTAAATAGTTTAACTTTTGATACATTGGAATTAATTCATTCTTAGATTGTGCAGCTACTGTCCATGCTAAAGAAACTGTTCTATCAAACCCTTGGTATTTATAGTAATTTTCAGCTCTGCCCATAAATTTCTGAGTCATCCAATCAGCAGAATAACTATCACTCATACTGTCAATAAAAGCTCTAAAATGAATGTAAGTTTTATTATTTGGGTCATCATTATTTATTATACCAATTCTAAACTTAACTAAATCATTTTTAATACCAAAGCCATCATTACTATTACTTGAAATTACATTAGCTGAATTATATAAAGGTAAAGCATTTAATTTATCTAAGGGTTCAGATTTATTATTACCTGGTATTATTTTTCCTGCTGTATAACTTTTAATATTTCCTCTAGCAGATGGATTTCCTAAGTTTACTCTTTGTTCTATATTTTTTGTTACATAATCAGGTGAAGCTGGTATAATTGGGGAATCATTAATTAAAGTTTTCCTAAAATCAGGTTTAATTCCTGTTGCTGTTCTTTCCTGATTTTGTATGTCATAATAGTTTTCTATTTGTTGTTGATTAAATGCAGCAAAACCAAGAGAAACTCCACTAGTACTACCTGATAGTATTAAATTATTGGGAGAAAAATAAACTGGTGCGGCTGAACCACTTTGATTTGTAACATTATTATTATAAACAGATCTAACTCCAAATAAAGAATCTAAAGGATTAAATGAACCAGAAAGATTAATTACATTTTTGTCAATAAATTGAGTTAAACTAGTTAAACTTGGATTACTACCGATATTTAAGGCTGATTGGGCTGCTTTTGCTAAAGGTGGTAAAGGAAACAAATCTGTAAATGAGCCAGTTAATTGAATGGTGTTTGGCAAAAAAGTTATAGTTCCAGTATTACCTTCTTGATTAATACCAGTTCTTTGGTCATTAAGCATATTAATTGTAGTTGTACCAACTCCTAAAGTTGATCCAGGACCACCTGTATACTTATAAAGAATATTATCTCCTTGTTTCGAATTAATCTTAGGTAAAAATCCTAATAATCTACTTCTTTTACCATCAGGCCCTCCGTCTGTAATCTCAATATAAGTTGGTAATGTTAATCCCTTAGGTTGAGTTTGAACATCACCAGGCTCTCCACCTAACATTGGATTAAATGGATTTAATCCTTGTTTATTTGGATGAACGCCAACACCTGTTCCTACTACAGAAGCTATTGTTGATAAAGGAGTATAAATTCCTTGATTTAATGCTAAATTATCAGCAATAAATTGTCCGATAGCAGATAAAGGATCACCAGATGGTGTATTATCAGGTTCATTTTTATATTTTATGTAACCTGTATTTGTATTTACATTTGAAAGGGAAAGTGCATTTTGTTTTGCAATAAATAAAGGACCATTAGGACTACGAAAATCGAATAACATTTGTGTCATTCGAGATACGTCGTTAACAATAGCTTTAGGAAATAGTGTACCTCCTCTTAATAAAAAATCTGGTCCTCCAGTTCGTCCTACATCTTGAAAACTAGAGGGAATATCTTTTACTATATAGGGTTGGTTACTATTACCACCACCAACTAAATCTTTACCAAACTTAATTGATTTTAAGTCCGTCCTAAGATCAACTAATCCCATTTATTACTCAGGTAAGTTATTCACGTACTTACTACTTTCTTTAATAGAAGCAGCTAACTGAGTAGGACTTGGTAAATTATTCATAAATGGTTTTCCATCTAATGAATATTCATTATGTAAAGTAGATAATGCTTGATCCACTATTGGTGGAGAATTACCATCTAAACCTGTTAGTGAAGATTCACCCGCTTTTAATTTATTTAATAGACTCATAATTAATTATTTTTATTATAAATATTGTGTTATTGAACTGAATATAAACCTACTGGTGATATTTGAGGTTTTTTATTATTTTGTTGTACTAATGTAGCTAATAAGGCATTTGTTTTACTATTATCATTCATTGCTACTGTTCCTGCTGGTGAAGAAACAACATCATTACCCCTAGGAAATAAATTAGTTCCGGCAATAATAGTATCTTTGTTATTTAAAGAAATTGCACCTTCAGGTCCAAATAAAGTTCTATCACCATAACCTGGTCTTCTTGTTGGGGATGAAACCATATCATCTGCAGTAGCTAATCTTTTTAGCATACCCGCCCCTGCTAATGTAGCTGCAGTTGCTAAGGCAAACCCAGCTGGTCCCATAAATGAGAAATTTTTATAGGCATTACTTGCTATATCAACAATAGCAGTTGCAATCGATTTTGCAAACACAAGTCCTAAAATTGTAACAATACCACCTAATACTGGTAATATTAAAGTTAATCCATCTAACATTAATTTTACAGCAGCTGCAATACCATTAAAAACAGGAAGTAAAATATTAACAACTGGTTCAACAATTTCCATTACTACACCTGCAATACCCATAAAAGAATCTAGTACTTTTTTAATTGTTTTTTCAAATCTTTCTGATACACTAGCTTGGTCTTCTAAAGTCGATAATCCATCTTTAGCAATTTCTTTTTGGGCTTGAGCTAAACCAACTTCTTCTATTCTTTTATCTAATATAGCTTGCCTTCTTTCTGCTTCTTCTCCTGTTGCTCCCGCTAATTGTTCTTGAACAAATAAAGTTTGAGCAATATCTTCTCTACTCATTCCTAAAGATTTAGCTAAAGCATCTTGTTGGATTCTATTCATTTTAGAAAATTCAGCTGATGATCCAACTTGTGTTGATATTTCTTTTGCTAAAGTTGCTAAATCATTATCTAAAGCTGCTTGTCTTGCTTTTTCTAAATTAATATCTTTACCTAATAATAATTCAGCTTCTAATTCATTAGCAATAGAACTTTCAAAATCAAGTAAACTATCGGCTATTGCTTCTACTTGATCTAATTCCATACCTAATGCCTTTGCTGAAGCAACAGCATCAGCAATTAAAGCTGGATTTTTCCCAAATGATAGAGTTGTTGCAGCTGAAACATTAGCTATATCTTTTAATAATTCTTTTTCATTAAGTAGTACACCATTTTGCATTGCTGAAACTTTAGCTTGAGCTAAAAATTCTCCTGTGTTTTCTTTTAAAGATTGTCCATTTGCTAAAGTTAATGATTGGATACCCATTAACTCTTCATTAGTAAAACCAGCTGCTTCTCTTAATTTAGTAAACGTAATTAAATCTTCTTGATTCAACATTACATTAGTACCTAATGTTTTATTAATTTCTTGTAAGCTTTCTAATAACCCTTGAGAACTAACTAATGAACTTTTTAATTCACCAGAAGATAAACTTGCAAAAGATCTTTGTAAGTCTCTTGCTTCACCCACTGTCATATTTAAATTCTTAGCAACTTCACCCGATGTTTTATCTAACATCGTTACTGTTTTTACAATAGCAGTAAAAACTGCAGCCGCAATATTAGCTGGTTTAAAGGCATTAAGTAATTGTGCACCTAATACTTTAGCACCTGCAGCCATACCAGCTAATCCACTACCAGTTTTCATAGTAGCTTCCTTAGCAGCCTCTAAAGCTTCTTCAGCATCTATAACATCACCAAGAAGGGGTATTTTAGAAATACCTTTTAAAACACCACCAAAAATTCCTAGCTTACTTTCTGCATCTTCAATTGCTTTCTTTTGTGCTAATCTTTTTTTATTTTCTTCTTCTAATAATTTTAAGTTTTGTTCAGTAAATAAAGCTTGTTGTTGAGCAGTTGATAAACCTTCTACTTGTCTATCTAGAGTAGCATTTCTTGTTTTTAATTCTTTTTCAATTGATGATAATCTTTTTTCATCAAATTTTTCTCCTCCTTCAGCAGCTTCAAGAATAGCTTCTCTTTCCTTTTGCAACTTAGACATATTAGTTAAAGTTGCTTTTACATTAGCTACCTCTGCTCTTCCCTGTTTTCCAATATTAGTTCTAAGACTATTTTTTACTTTTTCAGCTTTAAGAATTGCTTCTTCATTTGCTAAAATTTGTTTATCTAAAGATTTAATATCATTTAAACCAGTTTTTTGGTTTAAAATTTCTTTGTTAATTTTTTTATTTACACTAAGGAGATTTGAATCAAATTGATTAACTTTAGATTTGATTCCAACAGATTCTTTTAAAACTTCAATTATACCTGAAGAAATACCAAGATCATCTTCTTTTACAGCATTACTCCTTTGACGAGCAGCAGTTAGTTCTTTTTCAAGTCTAATTTCTTCTTGTTTGGCAGCATTAATTTGGTCCTGCCTTTTTAATTCTTCTTTTGAAGCCATTAAGGTATTTTATTATAAATATTACTATTTAAAACTACTTTTACCTTTGAATTTTTTAAGGTTTTGTTCTGCGGTTTTGTATTGGTGGGAAGTTTTAGCAAATTCTGGGGCATTTACTTTACCATCTGAGGAAACTAATGTTTGTTTACCTTTACCCTCGGATGCTTCTTTTTGTTTTTTATTTTCTTCTTTATAGTAATTATCAATTTCAGAAAATGTAAATTTTCTTAACCAAATCGGCATATTATAAATGGTTTCAAAGTCATAACCACCTTTACCGTGAAATAAAATATTATGGATTTGAGTAAATAAACTCTTCCTGACTAGGGGTGCTGCCTTAGGCGTCAGGCCAAAAAAAGTTAAGCCCAATGGGCACTGCGACCTCCTCCCCGCTATCAACTACATAAGTTAAGTCAATATCTGGCTGTGTTTTTTTAACATGCTCTCTAAAAGCACGAGAATCACGAGCCAATAAATAATTATCTACAAATTCTCTAATATCTTTTTTTTCTTCATTTCCATCTATTGATAGAATCATATTTTTTAATCTAGTAGTTAATTCAGGAGATGAATCTTTATTAACTTTTTTTAACCCATTAATTTCTCTATCAATTGCTTTTTCATCTTTTCCAGTAAGTAATTTATAAGTTAATACTGAACTGTTAGAAGGTAAAGTATAAGAAAACTCATTTTTACCTTGTTCTATAGAGGATTCATCAAATGGTTTATTTTCTAAAGTACTTAAATCAATAGTGTAATTACTATTACCTATTGTTACTTCATAATCTTTTCCATATCCTAAAATTCTACATCCTACTAATAAAGCATTTTTATCACCTACTACTAAATCATCAATATTAATTTTTGAATTAATAATTAATGATTTTAATAATTTATCTAATACAATACCTTTTTGGATATATGATTGATTAGTTAATATATCTTCTTGTTTAGCAGTCATATATTTCATTTCTACTTTCCCAGAAGATAATGGGTTTTCTTTTGGATATACTTTTCCTTTTGAAGGTAAGTCTATCTCTTCAGTGGGGAATTTAAAATCAGCCATAGTCTTTATTTAATAACGTTTGTTAATACATATCAATATAAAAAAAAAGCTTGGCGGAGCCAAGCTATTTTTAATATTTCTTTAAACTTGTATTAGAAGTTTAAGATACAATAATCAGGTTGTACGGTTAATGATAATTCTTGCGCAGCATTTTCATTATCCCAGTTATAATCACCAAATCCAGCTTCTGTAATTAAAGCTCCTTTAATAATCCATTCAGAAACAATATCACCTACTGGTCCTAATACATTAAATGTAAGATCTTTTTTATAAAAATCACTGTATCCATCTCTACCAGTTACTGATTCGTGATGTAATCTAACCCATTCCATTACCGCTTGAGCTCCTGACGGTGTAATAGGATCAAATAATGTCATTGAAACTGTATTCCAAAGAGTTTTTCCTTTTACGTATCTTGCAACGTTGATGTGGTTTAATTGAACTGTACCTTGTGTTAGTGAAACAGCTCCAACTCCTTTAATCTGGTAAGAAGGAATTCCATCAACATATAAGATAAATCTATTTTGTTGCTTTGGCTCAAAAGCTGTGTAAAATATTTCGTTTGGGTCTAATATTGCCATTTTATCTAATTATTTATTCTTGTTATAAATATTCTATTTTTATTTTTTTACGCTGGGAATTCAACTCCTGTTGGCAGTACGTTGAAATCCAAAATTATAAATTCAGCTGTTTTAGTTGGTTGTAAATAAATCGCACCTACTAATTCGTTTCTATCAATTACATCTGGTGTATTGTTAGTTTCATTCATTACAACTTTAAACGCGTATAATCCTTGTCTTTGTTGTACTGATTCTAAGTATGGGTTAACTTGGCTTAAGAAATTATTTCTTGTAGCTATTGTATTTTGTTCAAATACTAAGTTATCTGATACTTGAGTTATGAAGCTTTTTAAAGTAATTAATAATCTTCTAACATTTACTCTATCTAAAGCACTTGCTTTAACTTGTAATGTTTTTTGTCCAAATACTACAACTCCTCTTCCTGGGAATGTAGCTATTGGATTTACATTTGCAGTGTATAAAGTATCTCTATTACCTGATGTTAATTTTCTCTCGGCTCTAATTACGTTACCTAGCGATCCTCTAATTAAACCTGCTGGAGCGAACCATGGTTCCGATGAAGCATCAGTGAATGAATATACACCCGGTATAAACGCAGAAGCTGGCGACCAAACCGTTTGTCCACTAGTTGGATCTATTGATTGTAGCCAAGGCCAATAAGTAGCAGCATAACTTGAATCAAATGCTGTTGAACTATTAACTGTTGCAGAAACTGTGCTTCCATATTTTGAAACATCTATTACTGCTATACAATCTTGTCTATTTTCTGCTAATGCTACTAATGAATTAACTTGAACAATATGTGCTGCATATGTTGAGTCAGCTATTAGTCCTGGTGTTACTATTACATTAAAATTATATTCGTCTTGATTATTTAATAATGAAATTGATTGTGAATAATCTGTAGCAGTTAATCCTTGAATATTTGTGTTAGAAATATCTTGATTAAATTTCATTGGTGACGTTGCAGCTTGTACATTGTATCCTAAAGCACCTGTAAATGATCCTGAACCTGCTACTGGGATAAATTCATGATAAGAAGTTAAAACTCCATTAAATGAACCACTTGAAGCAACTCCATTATTATCAAAGAAATTTGGTGTTGGAAGGTTTACTTGTTTTACTGATATGTATTTACTTTTATTTACATAGCTTCCTGAAGCTTGTACATAATAATCGGCACCATCTTGTCTAATATTGTAACTTTGGTTACCTATCACTTTTTCAATATAGTTGGCAGCAAACGGATCAAGTGATAAATTATTCCAAGTTTCTAAAATTGATTTTTGATTTGATGTATCATTACCTTGTCTTACTATAATAGAAAAGATACCTGAACCAGTGTTAACACCACTAATTTCCCATCTAACATTATCTAAAGATCCTGAATCTAAAGTACCACCAGACGAATCTGCAGCTTGAAGATTATTCATTATAGCACCTTCTGAAATCGTTTGTATTTGTAGTGATTCTGAAGTAGCTACATTCATTATACCTGAATTACCTGAACCGGCTGTACTACCTGAAGTAAATGCAGGTGTGAACTCACCATGAGTAACTCTAGTAACTAAAAGGGACGTGCCTCCTTGTCTAAAATAGTTATTTGCTGTAGCCGATGTCAAATATCCATACTCTCTAGAAGCACTTTCTACTGTGGTACCAAATATTGCTTGATATTCACTAAAAGAAGTAACTAGTGTAGGTATTTCAACTGGTCCTTTTACAGCTGGTCCTATAATAGCGGCACCAAATTCGACGGGATTTTGCTGGATAAATGATTGGTCATTTTCTCTTGCTAATACACCTGGAGATATTAATGTTTCTGCCATTTTCTTATATTAAAAATTTTGTTATTTATTTTGTTATAAATATGAAAAATTATTTCAAAAATTTAATTTTTTGAGATTATTTCTTTTGTTTCTAAATTTATACTACCACTACCATATTTCTCTTCTAATTCTTTGGCAGTATTGTTTTGTTCTTTTTGAAGTTCTTTAAATACTTTAAATAACTCCTCTTTTTGTTCGTTTTGAACCATCTTATTTAATTCGATGTTTCCTAAACTAAATATTATATCACTATTTCGTTGTTGATAACTTTTTAATAATGAAACTTCTTTTTCTGATAACTGTTTTGACATAATGCTTTATATTTGGTTATAAATATATTAGAAATATGTTAAAATTAATTTCTTTTTCTACCATCTAATGTAGGATTCCTTATCGGGTTTAAATCCCTCATATCACGTACAACTTCATTAGTTATTGTAACTTTAGCTCTAGAATTATATTTTTTCATTGATTTTAATTCTTTTTGAATTGTATCAGGTATTATATAACCCCTCATTCTTATACCAAAAGTACCTTTTACTAATCTATCTTGATTTTGTACTAATTCTGTTGCAGTAGTAAATTGATCTATAAAAGCTCTAAATTTAAATCTTTCTGGATTACCCCAATATGCATCTGATGCATATTCACATGCTTCTATTATTTTATTTAATTGAGACATATAATAAGTCTGTATTAAGCAACTATATTCTAAGGTTACATAATCAGGTTGAGCAACAGCATGAAATACATCAACGGGTTTTCTATTATTTAATGTGTAAAAATTATCATAAAAGTTTTTTGAACTATAACTTTTTTGCCAAACACCATATAAATTAGGTTGATTTGCATCTAATTTATTTGCAACTGATCTATCTTTTGATATTGTATCCCTTTTAATTACTATAATAGGTAACATTATTGCACCTTGTTTATCTCTATAATAACCATCTCTTTGGAATGATTTCCATCTTTCAGGAGCACCATATATAACAGGTACTTCTCTTCTAACTCCATTTTGTATTACAAAGGGTTTAATAATATTTTGAAAATAATAAAAAACAGCTTCATCTAAATCTTGTATACCAACAGAATATTGTTTAGTATCATCGTCTTTCATACTCATTTGAGTAGACCTATTAAATTCTATTCCTGTTGCTTGGGAATTAGCATTAATATTTTCATCAGCAAAATTTGGGTTGCCTACATCTCCTCTATTTTCAATGCCTTTAAAAGCAGTTTGTTTTTCAACACTTAATTGTCTTTGTGTTTTCGGTATGGGTTTTCTAGGTTTTGCCATTATATTCTTTCTCTATATGGTGAAATTGCTACTTTATCTGCTGGTATGTAGTAAGTAGAAACTAATACTGATAAATTATTACCAAAATTTTCTAATCCCGGATTTAATGGGTTTACGTTATTAGGATATGATGGATTTTTACCTCCCCAATATTGATTAGCAACTGTACTTTGTACACCGTAATAAGCTTCTTGATATAAAATAATATCACCAACTCTAATTAAAACATCAGCATCTTTTATATCATCTCTAAAGAAATAAAATTCAATTGGCTGACCAAATTGTACACCTTCAATATTTTCAGCATATTGCTCATTTGTTCTATTTATAAGAACATTAAAAATAAAAGGACCATCATAATATTTTTCTGCATCTGCTTCACCATATAAATTAACTTTTGTTTCTTCTAATTTAAATTGGTAAACAGAACATTGTTGAGTAATAATATTACCCATTAATTCTCTGTTTAGTTTCCTAACCAGAGACATATCCCTTTGTGTGGTAAACATTGCCATATTATCCTATATAAACTGTGTAAGGAACCTGTTGTAACTCAGTCATTTTAGCTTCTGCTTCAGATGCCCTACGATTTAATAATGCTTGTCTTGATGTTTCATCAAGATAATTTCTTAATCTTTCTAATAATGCTGTTTTTTCTGCTGTAGCAGCTGATATTAAATCTCCTTGATTTAAATTTACTTCTGCATTTGGTATTGGTATGCTTGAATATTTACCTCTTACATATCCTAACATTTCTTTAGAAAGTGCTAAAGTATATTCAAATACCCATTGTCTACCAATTGAATTAATATAATCATAATTTGGATTAGCATAAGGTGCATTTGAAACATTTGTTACTCTATCAGGTAAATTTCTAACTGATCCTTTAATTCTTTCATCTCTAATTATATATTCAAACCAAAGATTACCTGCACCACAGGTATACTGAATATCATTGTTGCTTATTTTTATTGTAACATCATTTGATACAGTTCCAAATCCTGCTGTTTGTAGTGATTGTGAAGTAACAGTTATTATATCATTTTGAACATAATCACTACCTGTTGCTACAACAGTTACTTTTGTGATTTTATTATTAGCTGATGTAAATGTACCAGTAGCGCCACTACCTGATATACCTGTTAATGCTAACGCCGCAGACGTTTGATCAACTGTAGTAGTTGGGATTGATCCACTTATTGTTAAATTTCTATTTATTCTTAATTGACCTGTATAATTTTTATCTCCATTAGCTTGAGGTATTGGAAATACTCTTAATTTATCTTTATGAATTTCAAAACTATAATTACTTCTTCTTACCATTTGGTTCATACCAATAGCTTGAATAACTTGTAAATCATAATTTAAAGGCATCATTAAAAATCCAAAATCACCTCCAAATCCACCTACACCAGCAATACCTGCTGCTATAGCACCTCCAAATCCAAATCCATTATATGGGGATAAAAATAAAGCAGATGCAGGATATGGTGGTTGATAAAATACTCTTTTTACCTCGATACCAAATTCAGCTGCTGAACCTGTAATATCGTTATCATTCATAAAAGTAGTAAAATTATAATCTTGTTTACCTGCTTCTAAAGCAAAAGAACCTGAATACCAGGGAACATTACCTCCTGAACCAGCTTCAGCACCATACATTTCTGTAAGTCTTACTATTGGTTCAAAACTTGGTGTTATTAAAGATTGAGTTAATACAGAGCTAGTTGGTAAACCTTCTAAAGTTAATTGATTATCTCTTACTTTATAGGCATATAACTCATTACCATATGTAGTAACAGCTTCTTCAAATGCCGTATAAAAAGATCCTGATTGTAATTCAACATCAACTAAAGGGTAGCCTAATCTATTTGCACAAAATACAGCTACTTTATCTGCATCGTTTTGAAAATCGGTTTGTGCGTCATAAAATCCAAATGGTGTATCTCCAGAACCTGAAGCAAAAGAACTTGAACCTGGCCAAATTGGTACATTCATATTAAATTATTTTGTTATAAATATTAAAAATAGTTTTATTATTATAAATATAAAAAAAAAGCCCCGCTATGCGGGGCTTAATTTAATAATTAAAATTAATTATGGATTAAAGAGTATTTAAACCACTAACTTCAATTTTACCATAGAATTCAGGACGAACCATTTTCTTAGCATATCTAGTCAATAGACCTTTTCTAGGCACAAATGTGTCTGGATCATATACTAATGGAGTCATGATTAATGGAATATAAGGAGCAAATACAGCACCGCTTTCAAGGAATTGACCTCCTCTAAATCCTAATAAGATAACGTTAGTTGTCATATATGGATTTTTGTATACTTTATATCTACCATTTAATTGGCCGACTTTTTGTACACCGAAAGCATAACTTGCTTTAGCAGCATCCCCATCTGAATCAGCAGCAAATCCTGGAATTGATTCTAAGATTGTAGCTACAGTTGGAGAACATACTAAGAAGTTAGCACCACCTCTAAGAGTTTTCTGGTGAATGATGTTACTTAACTTTTGGATTTTAGTTCCTAAAGTTTGGAACCATTGTCCTTGAGAGTTATAGAACCCTAAGTCAGTAGTTACACCATTACCTGCTTGAGAAGTAAATGCAACGTTGTTTTGAGCAGACCATACTTCAGTTCCAGCTCCAGCAGCATTAATCAACATACTTAAGATTTCTAAGTCAATTTCTAACGAAATGTACTCACTTAAGATTGAAGTTAATTCAGCTTCAGCATCTAATGCATGGTAAGCGTTAAGATCTTGAGCGAACTCAGGAGTCCAAACAGCTTTTAGCTTTTTAGTTTTTGCTACGATAGCAGATGATTTCATCTGTACGTTAATTTCAGGAATAACCTGATCTGGGCAGCAACCAACTCCACCTGATCCAGTAATAGCACCATTAGCACCGTTACCACCATCATTGTTTACGTTAGGTTTTGGATTTCCAGCTTCAAAATCACCTCTGTATTGATCAGTAGGTTGTAATGAAGAAGATACAGTACATAATGTAGTTGTATCATTTCCTGGCCAGTAAGAAGCAGAAACTACAAATGCTATTGTAGCACCACCACCATATCTACTAAATGCAGGTAATTGCATTCCACCATCTCCAGCTCCACTTATTGTATATTCTGAACCAGAATACAAACCAAATGACTTAACAGCCCATGGATCAATATAAGGAATACTTGAAGTGTTGAATGTTACTACTCTCCAGTCAGCAGCTATTTGAGCAGCAGACGCAGAATATGTTGAATCGAAGTCGAAATCCGACCAAGATCCTGATACTACATTCACAGAATTTATAATGGAAGCTGTAGTTTGAGTAGAATATGAAAATCTACCTGCACCATAAAGTCCACCTTGTGAATCATTTCCAAATGGATTCAAAGCATCGCTACTATTACCGTAAAGGCTATCGCCTGCGGAAAAAGGAGCTTTGTTTGTACCATATTGGAAGTCTAAGAAGAATACTAAACCAGAAGGAAGATTCATTGGTTGAACGCTAACAAATTCCTTTGCAGCGATTTGACCAAATACTTTTCTTACTAATGGAAGAGCAACTCCAGCCCATTGACCACCGATATTAACGGCAGTTTGGCTTTGGAAAGTACCAGAGGAAGCAGAACCTCCACCTGTTTGAGAACTTTCCACAACAAGTTGCTTAGCTTGGTTTTCAAGAATAATACCCATGTTATTTTTATGAGCACCATCTAAACCTTCTAATAAACCTGTCTTTTCCCATTTACCAGCTAATTTAGCTGCATCACTCTGCATAGAGTGATATGGGTTAGCGCTTTCTAATAAAGAATTTAAACTCATTGTTTTAAATTTAGATTGGTTAATAAAATTTTTAAATTAATCCCGCAAGCTTACGCATACGGTTGTAAACATCATTTGACTCAATGATAGGTTGTTTTGAAGCTTTAGGTTCTAAACCTGTAGCCTTACTTGCAGATCCTTTAATTGATTCATTAATTGGAGATTTATCTAGTAAACCTTCAGATAATGTTTCAAAAATAGTTTTAGCTTGTCTTACATCCTTAGCTTTGTCAAATGCTTTTAATACCTTAACTTTTTTACTTTCAGTTAAGTTTTTAGCTTTAAAGATTTTGTTTGTGTAAAGAAGTTTAGCGTTCAATAAATTAACCTCATTAAGTTCACCTTTTAATTCATTTACTGAATTAATGGCTTCCTCAAGATCTTCTTCCATTTTACGCATTTTCTCGGTTTCACGTTCAGGCTCTGATTCAGCGGAAAATTTTCCACCTTTTCTTCTTTCAGAATCACCTTTACGTTGTACTGGATTGGACATTTCTTCTTTTTTCATGTCGTCTTCTTCGTACTTTTTGCCGTAGCCTTCTTTCACATCCTCGTCTTTTTTGGCTTCGTCGATTTCTACGTCTACGTCAATAGAGTCTTCGACTTCCATGTCGTCAACATCTACAACTTCAACTTCGTCCTCAACAAAATCGTCGCCTGGCTCAATTTCGCCATCGACAACCATGTCTTTAATGACATCCTCGATAAATCCTTTAAGGTCGTCTTCCGACATATCTTCAAGGTCAATGTCCTTGTCATCCATGTCTTCTTTTTCGTCCTTTTCTCCATCCAGGTAACCTTCTTCTTCAGCGTCAGTACGAGCATCTTCTTTAACGTCTTCTTTGTCTTCAGCTTTCGCTTCATCCATTTTCTTGTCGTCTTCGTCTTTTGCTTCGTCTAAATCTCTTGTTTCTGATTCATTAACATCTTTTTTTTCATCAGCTTTTAATTTAGCTAATTTCTTTTCGTTGTCTTTGATATCACCTTCAAGATCTTTAATGTGGTCTCTATCATCTCTGATAGCGCCTTCCATCTTTTTCTGTTCTTCTTTGTTACCTTTCTTAGAATCTTCGAGTTCAGCAAGTAACTCATCTAAATTGATTTCTTCATCCATATCTTCTTTCTCTTCTTCTTTAATGTCCTTCATTACGCTTGCTTTATCAGCATAGCTTTTAGAAGTACTTTTCCCGACCTTTTTCGGTTCAGGGTCTAAAGTAGGTCCAGCAGTTGGATTAGCATAATCATAAAGAGTAGTTTCGCTGTTTTCGTCAACTTTCTCTTCTTTTTCTTCTTTCATATCATCATCTTTTTTATCCATTTCATCTAACTTTGCAGCTAGCATAGATTTAAGATGTGGAGTGAAAGCTTCTTCAAGAGCAAGTTTAGCATTTGCGATAGCAGTTTCCTTAACGGCTTTTGCATCTGCAATTGCTTCAGTTAGCAAATCTCTGTTTGTTGCCATAATCCCAAAATTTAGTTTGTGAAATACGCTTATTCATGAAGCGTAATAGAAAATTATACATTATTGAACACCATATAGAATGATGGTGTATTACGGTTATACGTATATGAATATTTATTAAAGTTACACTATAGGGCAAGAACCCTTAGAACAAAGTATTTCTGTTATTATTTGATTTGTTCTTGTGTAATCGTATATTTGTGGTGCTTTACCCTCTTTAAGTATTTCATGCATGTATGAACCTGGGTTTGATGGTGTTGAAACAAAATCCCAACATAATAATTCAAAGTCATCTTGTACTTCCATTACTCCACCAATATCTTGTAAAGAACCCATTCCTCTAGATGAAACACCTACTGTTATTCCATTTTTAATAAGTTCCTTTAATATATTACCTGAGGGGGTTGGTAAAATTTCTATTTTACCTAAAATGTTATCTCCATCCCACCAATAGTCACTAATAAGATGTGATACATTTTTTAAATTAACAACTGAAGATTCTGGGTGGTCTAATTCTCCCATTGAACGTCTTTGTTCAATAAGTTCATCATATTTAGCCATTTCTCTATCCCATAAATCTTTTGAATAATAACGACCATTACCATTCTTCACTTCAGCCGTAGCTAAAATGCCTTCTACCATTAAATTTCCATTTTCCTTACTAATATTTTCCGTTAGTTGGGATGGTGAAATTTTAACAGTATGGGTTTCTATAAGTAATTGTTTATTACTCATTCTCATCAACTACTTCTTGTTTACTATATTTTTTTCCGCATGATTTTTCATACAACTTTTCCATTTTAGCTTTTCTTTTTTCTAAAAGCTTAATTTCTTTTTGCATTAATTTCATTTTAGATCTATCAACTAATTCTTTTAAATTATCATCTTCATTAATTGAATTAACTCTATCTACTTTTTCTGCTATATGATCGTGTAAAAAGTCTAATTGAGCTTCTAATTTTACGGCTTCAGCTTCTTTTCCAATTTCAGCTAATTTACTATCAATTGATTCTTTTTTCATTTTTTTCTTTGATTTTTTATCTTTAAGAGCTTTTTCCATTGATTCTTCTTTATCACCATCTCCATCTACATCCGGATAATCTGGTCTTGCTTCTTCTTCCATACCTGCCGCATCTTGAGATGCTTCAATTGCTGCTTGTCTAGCTTCTTCTACATCTTTTTCTTTTTCTTCAGAATAAATAGTATCATTATATTGTGATTCTTCATCTACTGGCTGAGATTGCATTGGAGCTTGTGTTTCAAAATCATCTAATCCTTCTTCTTTAAGCATTTTGTTTATTACTTGGCCTGACATAGCAGCAAAACTATTTGGGTTTCCTGTGCCTACAACATAACTTTCATTAACTTGTTTTTTTACTGCTTCCTTAACTACTTGCCATTTATTATCAGAATCTTTTAATTTATCACTAAATCCACTACCACCATATGTTTTACCATTATTTTCTTGGACAGAGGGTTGTTGATAACCTAAACCTTCAACACCAAATTGACCATTTTTAACATAATGCATAGGGTCTTTAGCTAAATTAGCAATTACTTTAGCTTGTGCCTCTTCTAATGTTAATTTAGGGTTATTTTTTACTTCAGCATAAACTCCTACTTGTAATTCTTGAGCATTAACATTATTAATATTATCTACTTTAGGTGAATAATCGTAATTATGTGATGCAATATTTTCTACACCATCAGAAACATTTTTATATGAACCATAAGAACCATTTTCTATTTCAAATTTGTATTTTGGATCAGCTGATACTTTTTCATCTTGTTCCTTAGTATTATATTTTATAGCTAAATCATTTTTATCTCCACGATTAACAATAGGATTTAATGATGCTTCACCTGCTTCATTAAGGAAGTTATTAAATTTTTCTTCCCAACCTGCTTTAGGAGTTGGCTCAATAGTATTTATTGGTTTTAAATCAATATAGTTTTCACTAATTACACTTCTTTTTTTAAGAATATGTGTTGCTTGATCATAAGTAGCTGCTTTATTAATCATATTAGGAAATTTAGTTTTAGCTTCCTTTAAGAAAACACCTTTATGGCCTTTTCCTTCTTTGATTAAATTATACTGTTCTTGTAATGTTTTCATAATTATTTTTCTAATAATGTTTCAATATCTTTAATATAGTCTGTTATTAAATCAGTTCCGTATTTTACAGAATAGCTTTTTGGTTCATCCTGTCTATAATATTTTATAGTATCAATTTTAGCTTGTCTTAACTTTTTAATGATAATATCTAGTTTATTTTCAATATCATCAAAAGCATCAATACGACCTTGTTGAAATACTTCTAATCTATCTTCTTCTTCTTTAATTCTATTGCTATTCATGTTATAAATATTAAACTTATCCCCAAAGTTTACGAACTGGTAAAGTTGAACCTTTTTGGACATAAGTACCCTTTTTATTTTTAGGAACTAATTTATATTTAAATGCTTTTACATAATAATTATCCTTAACTCCATCAGGACCTGCTTTTGGGCCTGGACCTAATGTTGCTCCCGGATCTTGACTTTCTTGTACTGGTACTACTCTATCACTATCAAATTTTTTAATGGTATTACCATCAAATCTTACCCATGTTTTATCTTTTTCTACTTTTACTACTGAACCTGTACCATATAATGAACCATCAGGTTCTTTAACATGAACTAAATCAACTATTTCATCTATCTTTACATCATCTTCCTCATAATACCCTAATGATCTACCTCCTGCTGAAAAATTTTCTTTAACTGGTTTGTATCCTAATTCTTTATAAGCTTCATCGTCTGCTTTTTGTCCTTTTTTTCTAAAAGCATAAGGTGTTAAATAAGCACCTGCAGCTCCTGACATAGATACTTCATCTACTTCTTCTTCAGCTATTCTAGTAATTCTTTTATATTGTTCTGGGTATTCATTTCTTAAATGAGTTCTTACTTTATTTCTTAATTTACGAACATCATCATAAATTTCCCTAAATTTTTGATCATCCTTAGTTTTAACATAAACTCTTTTAGCTGTATCTGTTAAATCATCAATATCATCATATAATAAATCAAAACCAGGTAATTGATCAATTTTCCAAGCTACGGCACCAGTTTCAGGGTTTATACTAGTAACTGTAGATTTTCTTTGACCATCATCACTATAACTAACTTGACCGACTTTAAATCTTTCTTTAGGGATACCTAATTCTTTTTCTGCTTCTTCAGGTGAAGCAGTTTTAGACATTTCATTAAGTTTATACTTGTACTTTGCCATTTGCTACTTGAATTTCTTTTACTAGTTCATAATATTGTAACAAATCAACTAAATTATCATTATCAATTTTGTCAGTTTTATCTAATTCAGTTAATAATTTTGCTACTTCATTAATTTTAATTTTAGTAGCTTTATCTTTAATATTTTCAGATTGTTCTGTTAAGATATCTTTTAAGGCATTTACTTTTTTATTATAAAATTCTCTTAATGATGGTGTAGAATCTACTGAATATATAAATTCTTTAAGTATTTCTTTTTGCTCTATACTTAAACTATCATATTTGTCATTAAATTTTTCTAATAATACTCTATAAGTTAATTGTCTTAAATCTTTATCATAAGAAGAAAATTCTTCAATTAATTGATCTTTTGGTTTAGATACTGGTTTTTTAGTAAGAAATTCTAATAATGTTACTTTATTATCATTAATTTGACTAATGTCTGTAACGTCTTTAGCATTATAACTTTCTATTAAAGTATAAACTGAAGCTATTTCTTTATAATTTTTTATTTTAGAACCAAAAAAGGATTCTAAATTATAATGTTTTTTAATTTCATTAATTAAACTATATTTTTGTCTTTTCAATGAAGTTCTATTGAACTTTCTTGAATTTTCAAGTATTGTTGATATTAATGAATTAGCTTTACCCTCAGATATAACTTTTGATTTTAATATTGATTCATATAACTTGTATTCTCTACCCAATCCCGTTTTTACAAAGTAATTTTTTAGTAAATCGATTGCCGGAGAATCATCACCTTTTAAAGTATCAGCTGTTATTTGCCTAACTAGTAATTCAAATAATATACCAGTGTTTTTATACTTAGAATGTTTTATTTTCATTAAAAATATATTTATTTATAAATATGTATAAATTAGTTACTCTTCAACTGAGAGTCATCTAATAGTTTAGAGTCGTCTTTGTCTTCTTCAAAGATCAACTTTTTCTCGTTCATTGATTTAAAAATGTCTTTATTCTTTAAATAAGTAACGTGAGGACTTTCAAATTCTGATAATGGTCTACTGCCTTCATTTTTATCAGTGTCTTTCATTCTTTTAACTCCTAGTGGATCTTTACCAAAATTATTATCTTGTTTACCCCTATTAGTAATGCTATCAACTGGTCGGCCTGCTTTAGGATTATCATCTTTATAACCATCAGGTACATTACCTGGGTCAGAATACATTCTACCTTTACCATATAATGAAGCTAAATCATGAGGAGTACCATATGATTTACCAGTAGTAACTGGATCATTACCTTCTGCTTTTATTTGGTCTAATCTAAATTGACGTTTAGCATCTTCTCTAGCTAAATCTCTATACTCATCATATTGGTCTTCACTAAAGTGATAAATGTTATGGTAAATCCAATCAGATGGAACTAAACCTTGTTCTAATAAAGTACCAGCTAATTCAGCTTTAGATTTAAGTAATTCAATTCTTTCTTGATCATAAATTATCGATGGAGTAGTCATTGATAATTCAAAATTTGTCATACTTTCAGCTGTATAGCCTTGGGTATATAGGTGAACTAGTGCAATTTTATTTAATTCAGATAATATAATTCTTTGTATTCTATCAATTGTACGTGCAAATCTAATATCTTCTGCTGCTAGTGTAGCCTTACCTTCTATATTTTCATCATATCCTAAAAATGCTTTTGGTATTTTTAACGCAGCAAATAATTTATCTCTTAAATACTCAACATCTTGAATACCATCATATGATAAACCTGGTGTTGTATCAATTTTAGTTGCATTGTCATTTCCTCTTACTGGTATGTAAAAGTCTTCTAACATATTTTGCATATTATATCTTAAATTATACTCACCCGTTTTTTCATCCATATAAGGAGTACGTTTCATATTTGATATAGTTTTTTGCATAAATGCTTCTACTTCGTTTGGAGGTATAGCTCCAACATTTACATAAAATATTCTTTTTTCTGGTGCACGAGCAATTCTATGAATTAACATTGCATCCTCCATTAAAGTATATTGTTTAAATAATTTTCTAGCGGGTTCAATATAAGCTCTACCATAAGGAAGATAATTTACATCTGTAACCATTCTAAAATGAGCCATTTCATAATTATCATAAGTTATACCTGTGTTATCATTATCTGTTTGATTTGGTACACTGTAATAACCATAAGAACTACCAGCAAAACCTTCAGGATTCCATCTATATTTTATTTCTGATGGGTTATCTGGGTTTTGTCCTTCTATTCTTTCAATGTGATATGCTGTATAAGGGATTACATTATAAACTCCAAATTTTTCAGCTATTTCTAATTTTAAGAAAAAATCACCATACTTACACATTTGGCGAATCCACATCCATAAATTAAATTCTACATTTAAAACATCATAAAATAAATTATAAAGTATTTTTTGTATATCTTCATTAGAACTTCTAATTTGAAGCACTTCACCCATATCATTTTTAAGTGTAGATTCATCTGATAGAATATCTAGTGCTGATGCTATAATAGCATCTTGATCCATTACATCATATTCTGAATATAAAGTTGTTCTTAAATATTGATAATTTAAGTTAAATTGAGCACCATATAATGAAGAAGGTTGTGTAGTATAAATTCTATTGAATCTATCTACTAATGCATTTGTTTCATACTTACCACTACTTTGTATGTGATCAGTATCTATGGTTTTAATTTGATTTCCTCCAACATTACGAATAATAACATCAGTTGAAAATAATCTTTTTAATCTTGAAAATACGCTTGTATCTGCCATTTAATATATAATTATTGTTATAAATATTACCTTAAGAGCCATCCAATGTCTTCTTTGCCCTTATCTGTTTTAATGTGATAAGGATTATCAACACCTTTTGAAAACCCGTAACCACCTTGGTATTGAGTTCGACTAACGCCCATATTATTTAAGGCTTGTTTTGTTATATCTATTCCTCTTTGTCTAAACTTTAATGCGGTATCTCTAATATACATAGCGATACCAAATGCCATAACTAAATCATCATTGTAACCTGATTGAGCTTCTGGTCTTCCATTTCTCCAAATAAAAGTTTTCATTTCTTCTATTAATCTTTTAGATTGAATAGTAACTCCTTGATCACTAATGTATTCTTGAAATTTACCTATAACCATAGGTCTAGTTCTTGAAGACATAGTAAAACCAGGAACCATTTTTGAATGATCTTGATATTTGTCAAAATATGAATTAACGTTTGGTTGGTCACTTTTTTGTGAATAATATAAATTTTGATAATTTCTATCAATCGCAACTTGTATTGTTGCCCAACCAACATTAGCATTTTCTATAATTAACATAGCTTCATTATATTCTGAAGCAATACCAACTAATAAATGCCCATAATCTTTTGTATTAATTTGTCCTTTATATTCTGCTACTTGAACATTATTTTCTACATCAATAACATGAAATGCAGAATAATCTTTTCCATCTCCTCTAGAAACATCAGCTACTACAATATAAGATCTTGTATAGTCTGGGGTTTCCCAAACCCATAAATTTTGATCTACCCCTCTTCTTTCTAAAGGGTCTTTAATAAAAGATTTTTCATAGTATTCCATATATTCATTATAAAATACAATATCACCAGAAGTACTAAAATCACAATCACATTCTTGAGCAGCCATTCTAGGATCACCTAATAATTCATCTTGTTTTTTTCTCCATGCTTCATCTCTTTCAGGATGAACATACCAAGGTAATTTAATAGGTAAAAAATCATTTTCTGTAGCTTCCGCCCTTGTCCATGTTTGGTGAAACCAATTACCTGTACCATAAGGTGTACTTAAAGCAATACAACCACCACCTGTAGCTAGAGTTTGTTGAGCTGATGCCCATATTTCACCTATATTATCAATAAAAGCTGCCTCATCAATTAACAATAAAGATACTGCTTCTGATCTACCTGCATCACTACTTGCTGATGTTGCTTTAATTTGAGAACCGTTATCAAGCCTTAAATTTAATTTGTTATTTTCAGCTGCATTTATTTTAAGCCATGAAGGTAAATTTTCATACATAAATTTTACCTTAGTAACCATGTTTTTAGCTGTCTCTTGTTTAGTTGCAATACAAAGAATATTTTTATCTTTATGGAATGTCATTAACCATAAAGAATAACCAGCAGATAAGGTAGAAATTCCTAATTGCCTAGATTTTAAAACTATAGAATAAGGGTTATCTCTCCATAATGTTAGTACTTTATCTTGAAATGGATATAAATTAAATTGTATACGCCCCCTTTGTGGGTGCTGTATATAACAGTACTTACGCATAAAATGTGTTGGATCTTGAGCACATTTTAAATATTCTTGCCTTATTACTTTTTTTAAGTCAGCCATATTTATTTTGCTAATATTGCTACAGCTAGAACTGCTACTATACCAACACCACCCATTAATTTAGTTTTAAATTTTTGTTTTTTTAAATCTTTTTCTAACCTTTTAGATAATTCTTGGGATAGTGACAATTGGTTTGATTTTGATAATAAAATATTATCGAAATTACCTACTTGTTCATTTAATGACAATATAACACTATCTTTTAAAGATACTTTATTCTCTAATAGACTTATTTTTTTTATATTTAAAGCTAATTCATTATTAGCTCCATCACCTTTTATCAGATCTTTAATTACTAGACGTGCTATCGGTTTTTTCAGCTGAATCGATGTAGTATCGATAACGTTCTGTGAAAAACCTTTCAAGCTCATCATCATTAAAAAGATCAACACGCTTAATTTTTTCATTTGTTTTCTTTTTAAGTGTGAAAATTTGTTTATCTTGTTTATTAATTTCATTATCTAAAGTAACAATTTTGTTATTTAAAGTATCAATTTTAAAAACAAGATCATCATTAATAGTATGGAGAGAATCAATTTTTGAATTTAATGCATTAATCTGATCCTGATATTGATCTACGTATACTTCATCCTTATCAAGTAAAAACCAAATAATAATAGTAATTAATACTAATATTTTAGCAATGTAAAATATTCTTTCTTTAGATTGCATCTTTTTCTAATTTAGCAACTAAGGATTCTAACTCCTTTTTTTTAGGTGTTTTGTCTCTTAAAACATCCTTAATTTTTTCTTTTTCAGTGTCATCAGCTTTACTGTATTTTCTAGCTAATGATTTCATTTCAGTTTCTATATTTTTTAACGCTTTAACGGCTAAATCTAATTTTTTAAATTTACCTCTTGCACCCATAGCACCTTTAACAGCATCAGTATCATCATCATCATCCATTTCAACTACTTTAATGATATCATCATCCTTAGCAACAGCTTTAACTTTTGCTATATTCTCAGGGGATGTTTCAATTGTAGCTTCAGATAAAGTCTCAATTATATTTTCTTTAATAAATTCTTTTAATTCAGATTTTTTCATTGTAATTAAATTTTATTATAAATATGTTAAGAATTAATAACATTTAACATTTGTTCAATTCGCTCTTCTGTAGTACCTTTTATAGTTTCTACATTTTTCATCATATATGCATATTTTTTAATAAAACTCATAATAGTAAAATCTATAACATCTCTATAGTGTTCATCTGTTTCACGTACTCCATTATCTTCAATAGGCAAGCCATCAGGAGAAATATAAAAAATATAATCATATTCTCTAATAAATTCTTTCGCATATTCTACAAATTTATCTTTATCTTGGTAAGGTATAGATTTAGCATTTTGTGTAAATGACATTACATCTATTATTGTTCTATCAGTAATAATATTATCATGCATTAATTCAGCACAACGTTCAGCTAAAAATACTGTTTGGCCTTTTAAAGTTGAATCAGTATTTAATGGAATACCTAAATCATTTAAATATTTACTACGTTCTGTAGCAAAATTATAATGTTGAAATTCCTCTGTATTTTTTAATGCTTTTACTAATGTAGTTTTTCCTACACTCATTGTACCACATAAACCTATTTTCATAATTAATTTCTATGTGTAGTTCCTTTTGGAGCAGGTTGTTTATACCATGGTAATCCTGTTCTATTTCTAACTACTTCTTTAAATTCACTTTCACTATATTTTATTCCATAAAGATAATATTCTCTTTTTTTCTCATTACCCCCTGGTATTAATGCTGGTCCTTCCCAATTATGAAATTTATTATCCCAAATATAAGCTATTGTACCATCCGCCTTTTTTAATCTTTGACCACTAGGCCACTCATTGTCTTTATTTTTCATACTCCAATATACGTAATTTATTTTACTCCTCCAAGATTTTTTCAGCAACTAGTGTACCATGGGCTCCTGATACTGAAATACCCCTTGCTGACAACGCATCACCAACAAAATGCACATTAGGATATTTAGTTAATGATAAATCAGAATAATTAACTAGTGGTTCAGGAGCTAGGTATTTTACCTCAGGCACATAGATTCCCCAATCATCTTTTAATGTGGGAAATACTAATTTCATATCATTGATAAAATCTTCAATATATTTATAATATCCTTGAAACGCATCTTTAACAACATCTAAATTTTCTATTTTAGTTGATGATACATTTACTCCTTCTGATGTTGTAGATGGTTCTCTACTTGGGCTATAAAATAATCCTGTGCTATTTTTTTGTACTTTACCTACTAATTCTCTTGCCCATTTAAATGGTTCTTTAATACCTTGTACTTCCATTAATATACCAAAATTAGTCATATTATTTCTAAAAGCTTCATCTTTTTTAGCGTGACCATTATAACTGTGGTCTCCATATGTTTCTTCTACTGCTACATATGCTGCATTATTATTTGTACAAAATGATCTTAATGATACACCTTCGTTATCAAATTTTCTATATAATTTAAAATCATAAGCAACATCAATTAACTTTTGAAAGTGACTTTGTGGTGCTTCAAATCTAACACCTACTTGAGCTGGTTTTTCTTCTGTTGGTAAATCATATTTTTTCATTATATCTGAAGTAAAATCAATACCTGATTTACCTACACCAAATATTAATTTATCATAGTTTAACCATAAT